CAGATAATCGCCGCCCCAAACGGGTCCTTACCCCACTTCTGCGACCTGCGAAGCTGCCCGCCGTAATGCTTGAGCTGCACGCGACCATTCTCGTCAACGTCCAGACGGTAGAAATGGACAAGAAAACGCCACATCTCGTCTGTCAGTAGGTACTTTTCGCCCTTACGGTACCCATCCGGAATAACACAATGCGTTTCTATCCATTCCCCAACATCATAACCAAGAGTCGGGAACTCGCCAGGCTCAGCCGGACCACGCCACGGCATTATTCCACCGCGCGAATACGCTTCCGAGCCGCAACAGCACCCGAAGAATAAGCACGAGACTCCGCAACCTCGTCCTCAACAACCTCCCACAGCATCAAACGCATAGCCTTAGGCGTCAAACCAAGACGATCCTCAAGCTGCGTAATCTGCCCATGCAAAGACGCATTAGTGAAATCCTCATTCACCGCATTCAACAACCGCACATACCTAGCCACCGGCACATGCCAGTCCAACCGCACCCAAGCAGCCGCCTGCGGAGAACGCCACACACGGCCCCACAACGCCCTCTCAGCCTCGCTAGGTGCCTCCACTAGCGGCCACCCCGGAATCTCGCCCTGATAGCCCTCAGACGGCAGGGAGAGAGGGCCTACCCTACCGTTGCGGCGGGACGGGTCGAACTTCGGAGCTGGTCCTGGCACGGCTCGTCCTCCAATCGGAAATCCACGTCCTCGTCTACGCCTTTCAGCACGTTGCAGGGCCAATGAGCGGGCTGCACGTTCGCCAACACGTGCCCGCCGCCCTTCTTCATCGGCAGGATATGGTCTACAGTCGGCGCCATTTCTTCGGGCCACTTCAAAGATAAGTCAATGGGGTCGCCGCAAATCCCGCACTTTCCGCCGTTCATGCCCATTACGTCGCGCCACGTGATGTTCTCAAACGCAACGCCATAGTGGCTTGCTC